CATGTATTGATTGTTGCTTATTTAAGGCAACCAATCACAACCAGAAGGACTTAGTCCAACTGCCAACCGATACATTGATACAAACTGTGATCACGCAAAGCACCCTTACGGGATCAAGCTAGGCTCTCGCCTATCTTGACTTCCTCTATAGGAATCTCAGCGCGTATGTCGACTTAAAGTCGTCACAGTATCGGTGTCCACCCTCGATTCAGCCGAGTCCGTCGAGAGACGGACCTGTCTGGGCTCGAGGCCCTACCAGTACGCTCAAGTGAGCATACTGACTCCAAAACATGATTCCAATCATGATTGTCGAGTTTATTCTCGACTTCTTGGAGGTTCCATACACGATTGCCAAACCACTGCCTGTCACGATGCCAATAGGCGTCGCGCCAGACTGAGGAATGACAGTTAACGTATTCGACAATCCCACCATGCTTGGGGTTATTGGTTAAACCAATTACCTTACGTCTGGGGGCGATTCGCATGCGCAACCTAGGAGAGTACCAACCGGTACTTATTCCATGATTGAACATCGAATCAAATCGTTTACGAAGCGTACAGTATGTAGTGCAGGCTGACTCCTCATACCCAGCAATGCGCAAGCGCATAGCTAGATCTGAAAGAGCCAGCAGCCCAGTTTGATGTTCGGCATCAAGTGTAGTCTTCCAACGAAGCGGCGTGACGTTGACACCATTAAAGGCGTCAACACCACACGACTCTCGGAAGGCTCCTCGCCAAAAGGATTTTGTCCTATTGACGAGCAATCCGAAGCTCTCCAAGTCGGTGCAAACCGACTCGGCAGCCTCAGAAGGTATAATGATGTCATCACCGAACACGAATACAGCACCGGGTTGATGAAACCCACGGCGCTGCAATGAAGCGACACATATGGCCCAGAATACTAAACTCTGAACAGGAAACGTTGTAGCGTTCCCCATGGGAGCGTAGCAATGTAGATCCGCCCGAACATTGGACAATTGTCCTACTTTCGGAATCAGAACTTTCTGTGCCCGACAACAACCGAAGTACTTATACTTATCCCCAAAAAGGATTTGTACGAGTGGCTCCGATATACGGTCAGAAGCTTCTTTCATATCAATCGTAGCATAACGCCGCGACTGTGACGATCGAAGTGCAATCTTACCGTTAACCGTCTGATCGTCGAAGTGGATATGGCCTTGCGGCCATGGACCACGACAACGTCTATGGGACGTGATAGCACGTTCCAGCTGACGACGAATACCCTGCTGCATCCATATGGCTTCAGCAGGGTGGACACAAATGAGTCTAGGCCCACGACTGTCCTTTGGGACAGCAATAAGCTTCGCCTCTATTATGTCCGTATACTCCAGATCCGCGAACTGACTACCATGTTCTGCATTAAAATACAGACCATAATAGTCACTATACGGATAGATATACTCTATCGTAGAGTACTTCTTCTGCCACCTCTCTTTAGAGGTGGTTACCGCACCTGGCCCATGAGAAGGAATTACTTCTTTCCCATTGACTCGGTAAAGTACCGACTGGCAGTGTCGACGAGCGCTGTCGAGACAGCTGGGGGACAACCTAGATAGGTCGCTCCCAACGTTCCTAACAGTGCGATTAGTGTCCAAGAAGTCTTGGATACTTTTTTCTGTGGTTTGTTTGTCATGTGTAACTTCGGCTTTGTAGCAGAATAGCAAAAGCTGACGAAGATAACGCAGTTGTACCGCTTCAGTCATTGAAGCGGCTGCGAGTCTCCTCATCCATACCGGAAAAATATCGAGATCGGGTTTTAATCCGTTCTCAATACAATTCAGTATGTGCTTTTCTAGCTTCGGGGCCTCTTTAAGGCACCATTGCAGCCCCTCATAAGACCCTCGTATTTCAGAGAATCCAGAGAGAACTGCTATATCTGCTAGCAGGCTAACGTATGTGTGTTCTATAACATGCATATTTGGAGTACCAACAAGCCTGGCTATGATGATTGAATCATCAGTCCAGGAGATCCCGAACTGACAACTCTAGTGTCTATCACTATTGCAATCCTTAGCAAACTAAGTAACCTTAAAGATTACTTCTCGTTGTTAAGGATGTTGGCGACAAGGTTCGCGTCCGCAACACCCGCCTTAAACGTAGCTACGACAACGTCGAGCTGCGCTTGGGTGACTGTTGATGGCACAGCGATCACGAAATAAGCAGAGCTAACAATGCTCTGCAGATTCGCGTCAATGTCGGTCCGATCAAATCGACCAGTATAACGTTTTCCCGGCACTTTCGTAGCCGTGTCGACGTAATCCTGTGATTTGATAATCAATTTATCAGGGGTATTAATACCTCTGGTGATTGATTGACGTTCAGAAAGTTCCTTCAGATCGAAGGTCTTCTTGAACACGATAGAATTGAATGTCAGATCGGCATTCATTGTTGGTATTTTATTGTTGTTGGTTGCTGGAACGAGCTAAACTAGTCGCACTTACGTGCAACAAGAGTAGCCATATTCACGCCAGAACGGCGCCATCGAGCAAGCTTACCGCTTAGCCTCTTATCGAGGGTAAGACGATAATCGAGCTCGGTTTCATCTCCTGTCTTGACAGCATTAAAAATGCTGGCAATATCGTAGATCGCACCGACTGGCAGATCCTTCCTGCAAAAAGTGCCTATGAAAAGCACAATTTGCAATTGGGACTTGGTGAAACCTGATGACTGATCATTCTTTAATGATTTACTCATAGGGTTATGTATCGTTCCGACTAACACTTCGTGCTCAGCGACGCCCTATACGGGCAAGCTGCTGGGCAATCAACGCGGCAGAAATAGCCGCTTGATTTTTTCCGAAATGTGGCTGCCATCTAATCAAAGGACTAGATGCATCTATTGGTTTCCTCTCGTAGTGACTAAAATCACACGAGCCTAGAGACTGGTCAAACAAAACGCCTCCAGTACAAGGACTTTTCCTTGTAATGAAAACGTCAGTTGCCAGTTGATAGGTGAAGGAACGCGTGAAGCTTACGACATCATATGGGGTTACCCCCACAAGTTTGTCGAGTGCGTCTAGCGTACCTTTCAAATCCACAAACCAGTCTACAACAAAGGAAAAAGGAATTTTCTCCCAAGCTAGCCTGGCAGGTGAAGTTGCAAACCTACTCATAAACGTATCCGCCTTCTTAAAGAAGTCGGTAGCGTACTTTGAGGCTTTAGGTTTGACCACAAGGACATAGCGAACTTCAGGTTTGCGAATAACGCGGCCCTGAGTCGTCCAGATGCTCACTGTTACACCATTAAGGGTGCTAGGTGCGCGTTCTGAATCATCATACGACACAATAGCCTCTCCTACGGAGGAGAAGCGTTTCGTATCGCCTGACGTATGTCTTTTTACATCTGCAACCAGCTTCGGCATATACTTATGTATGGCGACAAAGTCCGAAAGCAAGGGAGCAATCCCGAACTTCCAGGCTAAGAAGCCACCCGAAGCCTCTCTGATCATCGGTCTAACCTTATTCCACAACGGAACTGAAGCCACTGCGATCCTAGGGATATTACTCCCTAGATTCACAGAATGCAAGCGGCTGTTTAAAACAACCATCTTGCTAAGCTTCGGCAGCGTAAGGGCCAAGGACTTGATCGACGGCCAGATCTGGTTACCTTCAACGATGTCGAGAAGAACGTCAGCTTTAAGCTGCCGCGCATTCTCCAAGACCTTCGCCTTTAGCGAGGCCTCGTTGAAGCTTGATGTATTAATCAACCAATGTCTAGGGAATGATGTGTCAGAAGACACATCATACGAGCAGAAGTAATCGACGCCTGAGTCAGCAAAGCTGTACCAGTATGGTCCAGCCCCAATGTCCCAAACGTCGCCAAACTGCCCGCCTTGAGTACTCGACCATTTATAATCTCCTTCGGAAAAGCTCGCAATAGTGCGAAACCTCTTCCTATGGATACATTGATGGGGATTACCCTTACCTAGACCGTCAGTCATTCGTTCAGATATCTGATCGAGTGCGACGTTGTGCGCTGGGAATGGTACCAGCGTCACAGGAGCAGGCGAGGAGTTGCACGGACGCCAACTTTCGTTGGCTACCGTACCACCCCAAGCATGCCAGTTATTGGTTTTTGTTCTTGTTCTAGTTCTCATCTGAGATAAGACCCTACGAG